GAGCATTATGTGATGACGAACATCCAATTATTGGGGGAATATATCCTAAGAAATGTATTGCTTGGGAGAAGGTTCGTAATGCAGTAGATAAAGGATTAGGTGATGATGACCCAATGATGTTAGAGAGATACACTGGGGATTTTGTTTTTAATCCAGTGGGCGGACAACAAACAATTTCTTTATCAGAACCCGTAGAAGCTTTGGAAATTGGAACTGGATTTATGATGATGCAACGTGAGGTATTAGAAAAATTTGCAAAAGAATATCCTAAGTTTCGATATAAACCCGATCATAATCGCTCAGAACATTTCGATGGTTCCAGATATATTCATGCATTTTTTGATACAATTATTGATAATGATCAATGGATGGGTGAAGGTAAATCTGAAAACTCAGATCGTTATCTATCTGAAGATTATATGTTTTGCCAATTAGCCCAAAAGATTGGCATTAAAACTTGGTTATGTCCATGGATGAAATTATCGCATGTTGGAACATATGTATTTTCTGGTAACTTGCCAGATATGGGTGCATTAGAATATGCGGCCCATGGATATGATACTGAGAATAGACCTTTCTTAGACGACAGAAAAAAGAAGTTATCTTCTCAAGGTAAGAATAGAAAGGAACGCAGAAAGCTCGCTGCCAGTAAACGTAAAGAGCAGAAGAAGTCAGGGAAACCTGATTATACTAAAAGCCCTAACCATTTATAAAAAATATGATTATACATAATGAGACTGTTGAGACATTAAAGAACTTTGCCGAGATTAATCAAAGTTTGGTTATTGAAGCCGGCGATGTTATTAAGACAGTTAGTGAACAGACAAATGTGTTGGCGAAAGCGAAACTTAGTCAGAGCTTCACACAGGATTTTGCGATTTATGATCTCAATAAATTCTTGGGTGTTCTTTCTTTGTTTACAGAACCACAATTTGAATTTAGTGAAAAATCTGTAAAGATTCAATCAAGCGTTGATGCAAATAATTACACAGCTGGTGATTCAGTTGCTGAATATCAATTTGCAAATATGTCTTTGTTTGAAAACGAAAAAAAGATTCTTGCAAAAGATATTGAGTTACCTTCTGAGGATGCTTCATTCAAGCTTGAAGAGAAGTATTTTATTGCTATTACGAGAGCAGCGTCAGTTATGAGTCTCCCCGAGATTGCTGTTATAGCGAGTGATGGTAAACTCAAAATGCAAGCAATCGATTCAAAAACATCCGTCGATAGTTTTGCAGTTGATTTAGGAAACTCTAATTCTAACTTTAAAATGATTTTTAAGATAGAGAATCTTAAACTTATGAGAGGCACTTATGATGTGAAAATATCAAATAAAGGTCTCGGTCATTTTAAAAATACAGATAAAGAATTAGAGTATTGGATTGCAACTGAACAAACAACATAAGGATTATGTCAGATAATATATTATGGGTTGAGGCATATAGACCTCAAAGGGTATCAGACTGTATTCTTCCCAATCATTTGAAAGAACCATTTCAAGCATTTGTAGATAAAGGTAATATTCCTAATCTATTATTGAGTGGGGGACCAGGTGTAGGTAAGACAACAATTGCTAAAGCAATGTGTAAAGAAATCGGTCTAGATTATCTTGTTGTGAATGGTTCACAAGAATCAGGTATAGATTTATTGAGAGTTAAATTAGAAAATTATTGTAGCAGTGTTTCGTTATTAGGTGGTAGAAAAGTTGTAATTATTGATGAGGCGGATTATTTAAATCCCCAATCAACCCAACCTGCATTAAGGGGGTTTATTGAAAGATTCTCGGAAAATTGTAGTTTCATTTTTACTTGCAATTATATACATAGGATTATTGATCCTATTCATTCTCGGACCTCAGTTATTGAGTTTAAAATAGATAAAAAGGATGCCCCTAAAATAGCATCTCAAATGTTAGATAGGGCAAAAGAAATTCTTGATGAAAGTAATATCAATTATAATGAGAAGGTTCTTGTTGAATTGATAATGAGGTATTATCCAGATTTTAGGAGGACATTAAATGAATTACAGCGATATAGTAGTACAGGAGGCATTGATAGTGGGGTTCTCAGTCAATTGGGTGATACTAACTTCCTTGCTCTTATTAATGCATTAAAAGAAAAGAATTTTACCAATGTTCGAAAATGGGTAAATGATTCAAGTCATACAGATCCAAGGAATATATATAGACAATTATACGATAATTTACATGAACATTTAACATCTAATACGTTACCACCAATTATTTTATTGTTAGCAGATTATCAATATAAATCTGCATTTGCCGCCGACCAACAAATTAATTTAACAGCATGTTTGATTGAGATAATGGTTGAAGGGAATTGGCAATGAATCCATTTGATTTTGTAAAAGATATAAACTATAAGAAGAAGGATTTACTGAAAGATGATCCTGATGGACAATTCGAACGCGAATACAAGCCATTTTTAATCAATAGAACGTTAAGTTTTACCTCCGATACGGCCCTCTATGCTAATGAAATGAACATACGCCCATTTCTAGATAATAAACTTCAATACCATTATTTGCTAAATATCATTAGACCCAAGAACAGATTTGGTCGATGGTTAAAGGCTGAGAAGTACGAAGCTATAGATCTTATCGTTGAATATTATGGATATTCCTTTCAAAAAGCAAGAGAGGTCGTTGATATATTCACAGATGAAGATTTGAGAACTCTCAAGCAAAAATTATTTACAGGTGGATTGAAGGAGCATGATGAGTATAGAGGTCGAAGCACTCGTTGAAATCAAATTAAAACAACCAGATGATTTTTTAAAAGTAAAAGAGACTTTAACAAGAATTGGTGTAGCGTCTAAGAAAGATAAGTCGTTATATCAGAGTTGTCATATTTTACATAAGCAAAGTCGATACTATATTGTTCATTTTAAAGAGTTGTTTATGTTAGATGGAAAACCATCTAACTTTTCTGATAATGATGCGGCGAGACGTAATACAATAGTTAATTTATTATCAGAATGGGATTTAGCTCAAATTGTTGATAACGATAAGGTTAAAGATAATGTAGTTCCAATTAATCAGTTAAAAATTATATCTTTTAAAGAAAAAGATGAATGGAACTTAGTAGCAAAATATAACATTGGAAATAAAAAAAGTGATGATGCTAAAGTTGAAAATACACAAGTTATATGATGATGTTATCCTTCCAAGCTTTTCTACAAGAGGTTCGGCATGCTTTGATATACATGCATATTATAAACCTGAATTAGGATATAAAGTTTGGAACGATGATAGGAAGAAGTTTATTGACAGAGGAGATTCTTCCATTAGAATACATCCATTTCAAAGAGTATTAGTTCCAACCGGAATGATCTTAGATATTCCGCCGGGACATTCAGTAAGGATACACCCAAGATCTGGAACAGCAATTAAACAAGGTTTGAGTTTAATTAATTGTGAAGGAGTAATTGATTATGATTATGTGGAACCATTATTTATTGCTTGCATAAATTTATCAGAAATTCAGACAATCGTTATAAATAATGGTGATAGGATTGCTCAGGGCGAACTTGTCGAAATGGTTCATTATGATATTGATGAAACATCTACTAGACCTTCACAAAAAACCGACCGCGATGGTGGTTTTGGAAGTACTGGTAAATGACAAATTTTGTTGATGATGCAAAATGGGGCTGGAAAGAACGTGTAGAAAGGCCTCATGGTATAGCAGGACATAGTTATGATTTTCTAGTTTATGATAAAGTCATAACAGATCCTGAAACAGGTGAGTATACAATCGACGAGGTCGGTGAGTATACCGCCGATTCCATATTAGAATTAATATGGATTGTTATTAAACATCGGTTCGAACATTTGCTCAATGGAGAGGGATGGAGAGACTGATAATCTTGCTTTATTAAAGGAGATAATATGTTACATACAAACGCAATTTCACTGTTCAATAATCCCAAACATTTTGAAACCATGTTACAAACCTCATTAGGGTTTGAACACATGTTTGACAGATTATTTGGGGACTTATCTAATTTTCACCAGAATACTTCTTCAGGTTATCCACCTTATAACTTGAAAAAAGAAGGGGAACATTATATAATAGAGTTAGCAGTTGCCGGACTCAGTGAAAAAGATATTAAAGTGAACGTTGAAGCCGGCGTTTTAACCGTCGAGTCAACAGGTAAGGATTTTACCAAAGAACCAGAAAATGAATTTCTTCATCAAGGAATTGCAAGACGAAATTTCAAACGTTCTTGGACCCTTTCCGATGATATTGTTATTAAGGGAGCAGCTCTTAATAATGGTATGTTAACAGTTTCAATGGAAAAGATTATTCCGGAAGAACAAATGATTAGACAAATTCCGATTGTTACAAATCAGAAATAAATTCGACGGAGGTCGTTGGGATAAATATTATCAAACCAACGACCTCATAATAGGAGTGAAAGTGAACGAAGCCGAAGATATTAGAGTCGCACAGAACTTTACTTTACCTGAATTAATTAAAAGTTCAACAGCAGACAGAATGGGCATTAGTAATGAACCTGCTACAGATCAAGTATTAATTAATCTCACTAACGTAGCAAATCATATTTTACAACCGGTCCGAGATAAGTTTGGTCCGATTCGTGTAAATAGTGGTTACAGAGGACCTGATTTAAATAAGGCCGTGGGCGGATCAAAAACTAGTCAACACTGTAACGGTGAAGCGGCAGATTTTGAATGTTCCAGAGTTGGTAATAACGAATTAGCAGAATGGGTCAAAGATAACTTAGAATTTGATCAACTAATTTTAGAATTTTATCAGCCGGGCAAACCATCAAGTGGATGGGTACATTGTTCTTATAAAACAGATGGCAATAATCGTGGAAAGGTTATGACAGCTTTGAGGGTCAACGGTAAGACCTCTTACAAGACAGGATTAATCAAATGAGGATTTTAAATGAAATATCTCATACTATGTTATCTCCAAGTTCTCTATACAGTTGGTGCTTTTAGAGATCGAAGATGTTGGATTGATGACCAAATATTATGGTGTTATAGTAAGTTAGAAACTTACGGACACAAAGTAGAACGATTCTATAACAAAAATACTAAATGAAATTTTATACTAATGTACATCAGATTGGTGATCATATATTAGTAAGAGGATATGAGAATGGTCAGAAGTTTGATGACCGCGTTGAATACCATTTC